CCCAGTTTATTAGACGCCCGGCGAACCGTAGACGGCACGTGGGTTAGACCAACCGAACGAATACCGCTCAGAAGCCTTGTAACGCACGTTGCCCGACTCAAAGTCACCTTCCATTGCCGTCTTAAGCGCACGACGCTGGAACATCTTCATGCCGTCTGGGCAGTCAGTCTTGATGAACCACGCATCTGGATCGGTGAGGTAGTTGTTGACGGTGTAGCCACCACCAATAACGCCAGTCGAAACGATTGCGTTGACATCATTGTCTGCAGAACCCGGACGATATTCCGTCTTGAGGAGACGCTCTGCAACGAACGTCAATTCATTAGGAATGATCAGACGGGAAGCCTGAAGAGCGATTGGAAGGCCACGATCATCGACGAAATCGCCGATTGAGATCAAAGCATTTTCCAGTGCCGTTTCAGAGATGTCTGCAGCAGCGCGGTTCGACAGTGTACCACCACCCCAGAGAGGGTGATCAGTGGCGCAGAGAGTCTTACCATCGCCACCCGTGTAGCCAGACGCAGCGAAGGCGTTGTTCAGCACAGATGCTGCCTTAACCTGCTTCGAATGGGCCATAGAACGGGCAAGAGCCTTCGTGTAGCGAGTTGCAAGAGAATCATAGAGATTATCTTCCATTGCCTCTTCCGTGATCTGGAAGCCGAGAGCAATCGTCTCATGGTTGTAGCGAGACACCCACGATTCAGCAGCATCGTCATAGGAAATTCCCTGACCTTCTGCCTTCGTAGGAGCAGCACCAAAACCGACGATCAACACTTCTTCTTCAAAAGCACGATCAGAGGTCATTGCGTCGAAAATCGCAGCGTGTTGATTCTCGTAACGCTTATACTCAATGCCAAAGAGAGCATGGAGGCCGGGTTCAAGTTCCCGGAGGATTTGTGCGCGATTAATCATTGTTGTTTCTCCCTATTAACGAGCATACAGGTGTTCGTTGATCAAGACGATCACTTCTACCTGTGTACCATTTGCTGTTCCAAAAGCGGCTCCCGGCAATGGTACAAGACCAATCAAACGGAACCCAGCGTCAGTGCCGACAGTGGATGTATCAAGCATCGCACCAGACACGCCAGTGATGTCACTTGCTGTTCCAGCGACATGATCGCCAGTTGAACCAACATCAGCCTGTGTCAAGTAGTCTGAAGCACCATCGTCATAGCAAGAGAACAAGATATCAGGATCATCATAGACAAGTGCCTTGATGTTCGTTGCGCTTGTTTCACCAGTCCAATAGCGAGAGAACTTTGTCTCACCTGCGGCGTTGACGTATGAAACGCCGCCGAAGATACCAACCATCGTGTCACCAGCCGCTGCAAGGTTGATATAACCCGAAGCAAGTTTTACTGGAGCACCAGTGTGGATTTTAGTCGTGTACGAAGCAGAAATAAGGTATTCCTGTTCGCGAATTACACCACCCGAAAGGTGGCGGTGGGGCTTAAAGCCATAAGCAGCCATTTTTTAACTCCTAGTTAGCTGTGGCCCCGAAATTAAATTAATCATCAAATTTATTTTTCCGAGTGCCACGAGTTGAGGTTGATTTACGGTCCCTCAATACAGGCATAGAAGGATGCTGTTCGCGCATCATATCGTTGTCAACTGCTTCTTCTTGAGTACTAGTCTTTCCAGCATAATAATCTCTACGAGATTCATTATTCTCAAAGCTGTTCTTCATGAGAACCAGATCACCGATACCAATTGCTCCAGTGTACTTTCCATCCCCTACAGAAGGACCATCAAAACCGGAATGTTCGTCCTGCATAACAGGAACCCAGCCTTCCCGGCGACGGCTGGATAAATTCTTAGCGTCATCTTCGTTTCGAATTGCTACTCGAATCCAACGATACTCAACATCGTCACTGTTAGGTGTAGGCATATCAAGGACGGAAGGTGGACGGTAAGTCTTCTTGCGAGAAATCTCATCTCGTGTTTTACGGGCTGGTTGCATTTCAATATCCCTTATTTTAAATAACGCGCATATTCGGCAAGTGGAACGCCAAGCTTATTTGCCATCTGTACTTGTGATGGAGAAAGCTTAATCTGGCGGCTAGTGGAGCCACGCGAAACCCCAGCTACTTGCTGCGAGGATGATTTAACTGCGGCAGTCTTAGGTGCTTCCTTCTTTGCAAGGGAAGGAAACTCTTTATAAAGCCGATTATTAAGTTCCTCGTAATAGTCATCTGAAGAAGGATCAAAACCTTCCGACTTCAGACTCGCATCAATGGCATAGGCAGCACCTGTCTTTGCGACATCCTTACCAAACCATTCATTCTTTGAAGCCCAATCAACGGCACGTTCATCTGGTCCGTTTGATCTTGGCCTCTGTACAGACTCTTCTACAGCGGCTTCCCGCTTAAGACGACCCTTAAATCCCTCAATGTCACGAAGCTCTGCCTTGAGATCTGTAAGTCGGTCAGTAGCCCTGAACATCTCATCAGTGTCACCACTGTCATAAGAGTTCTTGTAAGTAGTCTGGATTTTCTCAAACTCAGACTTAATGGCCTCTTCACGAGCAGAAAGTGCAGCCTCGTTAGACCTGATCAAATTAGTATGGGTTTCTTTATAAGATCCCATGACTTCGTTTAAACGGTCTTCTAGTTCTTTGTTCTTACGTTCAGCCTCTCGGCGTTTCCAAACTTCTTTTGAAATACGCTTACGAACACGTTCACCGTACTCGTCGAGATCTTCATTGTCAGAATCTTCGTCTGAAGTATCCGCAGGTTTCTTATCTTCCTGCTTTACTTCTTCCTTGTCTTCTGGTTCTATCTTAGATAGCTTGTCGCGAAGTGGTTCTGTTTCGAGAAACGGAGCCTTGTCGTCAAGCTCAATAATAGTGTCTTCTGTGTCAGTTTCTAACTGCATGGTACTCCCCATGTGATAAAATTGCAAGAGGTAACGTTATACCCGCTTGATCTTTGCCTTGATTTCTTCTGGAATGACTGCAAGAATTTCTTCGTCATTCATGAGACGATATTCCTTGCCATCAAGTTCGATGCGTGAACCAGCATAACGACCAAAGATTACGTGATCACCAACTGCTGCCCAAGGATCATTCATGCCAAGGTCTGGACGATTGTAGGCAAGACTTCCTAGCCTTACGATCTTTCCAACACTTGTAAGGTTTCGCTCATTTGATTTAGCCATATCAGGGATATGGATTCCACCAGCAGTGACATTCTGGATGTCAGAAACCTCAATAAGAATACGCCAACCACATGGCGTAGGTAAAAGTTCTTTACTCATCTTCTTCGTTCACCTTGACTAGAGATTTAATCGAGTCTATCGACATGTTTAAACCCTTGAGAACGCCAATTCTGAACCTGTAATCTTCCATTGAGGAAACATTTCCTGAATGAACAGATTCTTGCTGACCAATAATGTCTTTGCGAATTCTTTCAAGCAAGTAATAAACAAATGTCTCTACATCAGTATTTTTATTCATCTGAAATAGAATCATTTATTGCTTGGTGCATCAGATGTTGAAGCACACTAATTCCAAATACGTATTCCTTTAGGTCAACAGTAGAACCAAAGTTTATGAGATTACCTTCTGTAGTACGGGCTATGCCGACTATCCAGCTAACAGGACCAACAGAGTCTAAACCCTTAATAAGATCTTCCTTGATCTTTTCATGGTTCTCTTGTTCTGTCTTAGGCTCTTCTTTTGGAACTACTTTAAGTTGAATTACAGTATCCGTCATTTTGTTCTCACGTTTTAACACTATATATCAAGTAATCATATAGTATTTTAAACGCAATACTTTGGCTAACGAAAGTATATACTGTATTAACGCTTTTTCTTCTTACCAGCAGCTTGTAGTGCAATAGCAACCATTTGCTTACGTGACCGAGGCTTTCCACCCATGCCACGTTCTTTGCCAGTCTTCTGATTATCGCGCATCAGTTCCCTGATGTTTTTAGATACATCTTTACCCAAGGGCATTATTTCATCTTTCCCTTAACCATACCGCCATAACGCATCATCTGATCCGACATTGGAGGCATTGGCATCTGTGGTGACATAGCCTTCTGCATGGGCTTAGGAGCCATTGCAGGACGAGCCTTACCACGGAGTGTCTTTGGTGCTTTACCAGCCTTAGCAGCCATCCCTGCCTTACCTGCGACCATCATACTGTCGTCGGCGTTGGCAACCATACCGCCACGCTTGTAACCTTTACCAGTGACGCAACCGCCACCCTTCATTGCTTTACCCATTCCACGCACGTTACGTACTCCCTTTTCGATTTGATGAGACATTGAACTACGATTTATCACGATTAGCACTTCCATCTTTTACGAGCTTGTCTAAGACGACTATTCGGATTGTTTGCTGCTTCTGGAAAGTCGCGCATCTGACCAGCAGATCTAGCGCAATATGACTTCCTACGTTTTGCACGAGCAGGACTTGGATCAGATTCAGTTACGGCAGTTTTTAGTTTAGATCCGGGGTTTGCACGACGATATGCCTTAACACCCTTCTCAGTCATACCAGCACCAGACTTCGTAGGAAGGAAATTACCAGACTTTACTGACGTTTTTATCCCCATTCCTTTACTAGCCACTATTGAGTTCCTCTATTTGCTATAACAGTTGCTAGGTCTGCCCTCATTTGCTCACGATCAAGCTGTCCTTTTTGCTGCAGCTTTGCAACTTCAATGGAAAGCTTGTCTTGATGTTCCTGATTCTTCTGAGCTAGTTTCTGCTGATCATTTTGTACGTCTGCTTGTAACTTAGCACCATCTAACTGTAGTTTTGCTTGTGCCATTTGCATTGCTGGATCTTGTGCAGCCTGTTGCTGCTGCTGCATCTGAGCCATTTGTGCAGCCTGTTGAGCCAACTGCTGCATTGCCAAAGCTTGTTTCTGTGCAATGAACGTCTCGACTTCAGGATTAAGAGTAACGTATTCATCATCCTTCGAAGGATTAGACTTATCGTAGTCAGGAGCAGGGTTAAGATTTATGTTGGAAACTGCTTCTACCTGTTGACGAATCATGTAAGCTTGGTGCTCTGCGACGTGTGCCAAGAGCATTGGGATTACCTGTTGCAGTGCAGGATTTTGCATTGCCATTCCTTGAATGATCTGTAGCTGTGCCATATGAGATTGTGCATGAGCATTGTGATCCTGATACGCATAAGCCTTAATAGGATTACCGTTCATAACCGTGAATAGCTCTGTTGCAGGGTCCATTGGCTTGGCCCCACGTTCTGGAGCGAGTACTTCTTCAATATTCAAAGTACCAAGTGCTTCGTGCATACGCCTGACAGCTACACGAAGATCATGCTGCTGTGGAAGTTGCGTAGCCAACTGCAACTGTGTCTGTGCTCTCAAGATACGCTGAGACTCAGAGAAAGTATTCGGATCTGAAACAGGCAGAACGTCTACACGGCTATCAAAATCTGCTTTGAAGATTGATCTTGTGCCGCCTTCAACGTCGTATGGATACTCTTCTGGCAAGAAGTCACGGTTAATACGTGAAAGAATCTTGAATTCCATACGCTGTGCGCGATGAAGACGCTTGTGAATAGCAGACATCACCTTTACGCCCTGCTCCATCATGGCAAGTGTAGTACCAACTGGTGCTTCACTATTCATATCAGAGACATTCATATCAGCGACTGACGCAAGACGGCGAGAGTCATCAATGATACGACCAAGCAAAAGGAACAGGGTCTGAGATGGCTCTTTTACGGGTATCGTTATGATAGCCTTGTTCAGATCGTCCCCGTAGCCTTCCACATCACGGAATTCGCCGAACGACAACGGTGTATCACCACCATCGATACGAACTCCACGAGCCTTAAATCCTGCTGGAAGGTTGGCAAATTGACCAGCATCGACCAAAGAACGCAAAATAGCAGTTGAGGTCTTCTGCAAATTGCCCAGAATGTGTGGCAAACCCATGCCATAGAAACCAAGTCCCGGAAGGAACTTATAATGCGTAAACCACATTAGTTTCTGCTTTTTAGGGTCATTTTCTTCATAATTACGACGAATTGACAGCACTTCTTCGGTAGATTCGTCAATTGTAACTACGTATGGAAGCTTAATTCCGGTAGGTTCACCTTCGTCATCAAGG